GCTCTTCCGATCTGGTAGGGGCCCGACCCAATGCTTTACAAACATTTTGGACGAAACTGACGGGAACCAGCTTGAACTAGCGCAGGTCAAAGCGCATTTGCCCAGACTTGAAACGGTTGGCCTGAACCAGCACAGTTACGGTGCAAGGGTTTCTGCCTGGGCTTCAGCTCATATGGGTGTTGACCTGATGACCTGGCAAAAGCATGTGCTTGAAGGTCAGTTGTCGCATGACGGTGAAGGCAATCTGCAGTTTCGTGAAGCTCTTGTGTCGACAGCACGCCAGCAAGGTAAGTCTGTTGCGCTTCAGGCTTTGATTGGTTGGTGGCTCACTGAAATGGCGGTGATTCGAGGCAAGCCTCAGGCGGTGCTTTCGGTTGCCAACAAGCTTGACCGTGCCGAAGCAATCTTTGGGTTTATCGCCCCAATACTTGTAGACAAATTTGGTGGAAAGGCGGCCAATGCTTTGGGCCGTAAGTCCGTAAAAATGCCTGATGGGTCAACGTGGGAAGTTAGAGCTGCAACCCCAAACCTGCACGGTGGTAGTTACGACTGTATTTTGATTGACGAACTTTGGAATATTTCTGCGGCGGTGGTGGACGAAGCGTTACGGCCAAGCCAAATTGCCATTGGAAATGGTGGCCCTTTATTAAGTATGTGGTCAACGGCTGGGGACGAGTCGAGCGCCTGTTTCATAGCCTTTAGAGAAGCGGCCATATCTGAGATTGACAACGGCGATACCGGCAACCTTTACTTTGCTGAATACAGCATGAAGCCAGGTAGTGACCCTAGAAATGAAGCCAATTGGATTATGGCAAACCCAGCAATGGGGCAAACCGTGACCGTTGAAGCGTTACGAGCTGTCAGCAAAAAAGATTCGTTTCTTCGAGCGCACTTAAACATGTGGGTTTCTGCCCGTGGTGCTTGGCTTCAGCCTGGCGTTTGGGACAAACAAAAAACCGATGTGCCTATGCCGCCTGGTGGCGTGTTGGCTGTTGACACCGACCTGACAGACGGGCGTTATGTTGGCGTTAGGTCAAGCGTGTTTGAATCCAAAGCCCATGTTTGTGTCGAATTCATGGTAGATACCGAAGACCAAATGTGGGAAGAAGTAGAACGGGTTATGGCTGACACGGCCACCAGTCTGGTCATTACGCCAGCCTTGCATTTGCATTTGCCGAAACATTTGGAACGTCGAGCAAGCGTTATCGGCTACGGCGAACTGTTGAAATATTCGGGCCTAATACAGAAAATGATTGTTGAAGGCAAAGTTAGGCACCGTGGCGAATTGTCTTTGGCTGAACATGTAAACCGTGCCGTGCTAACTAAAACTGGTGGCGGTGTCGTTCTGTCTAGCCAAAAGTCGCCTGGCCCAATCGAGCTGTGCCGGTGCATGGCATGGGCTATCGCTGAATCGTCACGGCCTAAAATTGTGGGCAAACCAATGTTTGCCGTGTCTAAGACACCGTGACTTTCGGTCAGGCTATTGTTGCAATAGTTCCTGCCCTGCGTCGGGCAGGGCAGGGACACACCCCCGATAGGAAGAAACACCATGGGATTGTTTAGCGGTACCAAAGTTAACAAAGCGGCGATAAGCCCCCAGCCTGAACCGTCTGTGCAAGCAGCTGCGGTTGGCGGTGCCTATTACAGTTCGCAAGTTGCTGGCCCTAACCTCATTGGTGATTGGTGGTCTTACCAGGCTGGCCTTATGCGTAACCGTGCAATGTCGGTTGCCGCTATCAGTCGAAGCCGTGACCTAATGGCGTCAGTCCTGGCAAACATGGAACTAAAAATGTGTACCGAAATGTGGAACGGTGAAGAAATGGAAACCGTACCGCTGGCGCCACGTTCCTGGCTAAAACAACTTGACCCTGAAATGCCAAATAACTTCTTGTTTCCGTGGGTATTTGACGATCTTTTCTTCTTTGGCCGTTGCTTCTTGTACATCACAAGTCGAACAAAAGACGGTTACATGGCCAGCGCCACCCGTTTACCCCAGGGCAGTATTACGACGCCCGACGCTAACGGACCTGTGTGGTTTGGTAAGTCAAAAGAAATCTATTTCAACGGTGGCGCTATAGACCCAGCCGATGTAGTCCAAATTTACAGCCCAACCCAAGGCATGATCTTTATGTCTGAGCAAACCATAGCGACAGCCTTAAAACTTGAAGACGCCAGGTATCGCAATGCTTCGAGCGCCATACCGGCAGGCGTACTTAAACAAACTGGTGGCGAACCGTTGTCAGCTATTGAGTTGGCACAGTTGGCTGAAGCGTTTAACCAGGCACGGGCCAGCAATCAAACAGCTGCACTAAACGAATTTTTGACGTACACAGAAACCAATGCGACACCAGACAAAATGCTGTTGATTGACGCCGCCGAATATCAAAGTAAGCAAATCGCTAATTTGTGCAATGTACCCCCGTATTTGTTGGGTATTTCAACAGGTAGTTACGCATACACAAACAGCGATTCTGCCAAGTCCGATCTTTGGACTTTCGGCCTGTCAATGTACGCCAAAGCAATTACTAGCGCATTGAGCCAGCAACTGCCCCGTGGCACCTATGTTAAATGGGACTACGAAGACTATCTAAAAACTGAAGGTGCCGAAATGTACCAACCAGAACAACAACCACAAGAAAACACACAAGAGGAACTAGCGACATGATTCGTTTTACTTCAAACACATTTGCTGTTGAAGCCGCAGGCCCAGACGGTGAAGCACGCCGAACAATCACAGGCATTGCGGTGCCTTACAACACTTTTGCCACTGTCAGCGATGGCACCACAGTGCAGTTTGCACCAGGCAGTTTGCCCGTTGACGGTAAGGCTCCACGCCTGTACATGTACCACGATTCAACCCAGCCTGTTGGTTTGGTTGCCGAACGTGTAGACAGTCCCGAAGCCATGTATTTCACAGCCAAAGTATCGTCAACTCGTGCCGGTGACGAGGCCCTAGTGCTTGCAGCTGACGGTGTAATTGACAGCGTGTCGGTTGGTGTCAACCCCACAGAATTTAAGTACGACGATGAAGGCAACATGACCATTTTGGCTGCCGAATGGATAGAGCTGTCGCTAGTCCCCACGCCTGCTTTCGCTGGTGCTACGATCAGTCAAGTAGCGGCGGAAGAGCCACAAGTCGAAGAACCAAAGGAAGAACCCAAAATGGAAATTACCCCTGCAGTTGTTGAAGAAACCGTAGTGCCTACAGCACCGATTTTTGCCACAGCAAAGCGTGAACCACGTTTGCCAAACGCTTTTGAATTCATGGCCGCAATCCACAAGGGTGGAATTGAAGCCGCTAACGCCAACAAAGTTTGGGAAGATTACCGCGCTTATCACAAGTCCCCAATTGAAGCTGCCGCTGGCGATGTGGTCTCTTCAAATGTGAGTGGTATTGTCCCATTGCCGTTGTTGGGTCCCGTGTTCGCTGATATCAACTACATTTCTCCGCTTTTGACAGCCGTCGGGACTAGGGCTATGCCTGGTGGCGGAAGCGGTTCAACGTTCATTCGCCCGACTTGGACGACCCACCCCACCGTTGCCGAACAGGCCGCACAGCTTGACGCCGTATCAGCCACCACTTCAGTGATTGCCTCGAATACGGTCACCAAAAAGAGTTTTGCTGGTGCCACCACCCTTTCATACCAGACCGTTGACTTCACAGACCCAGCCGCTATGGCAGTCATCATGCAAGACCTTGCCGGTCAGTACCTGCGAGCAATCGACAACTTCGCTTGCGACAACCTTGTAACCGCCGCTACTTCAGATGGCGTTTGGGACTTGACCGTCGCCGACTTGCTGAAGTCAATCTACGACTGTGCAGTCACCACAGTTGCCGCCACCAACTTCTTGCCAACCCATATCGCTGTCGACCCAGCCACCTGGGGCTTGATGATGCAGCTCACCGACGACCAGAAGCGCCCGATTTTTGGTTACACGGGCGGTGGCCTCAATGCGTTTAACGCAATCGGTAACGGTGGCATTAACGCTTTCCAAAACGCCAACCCACTTGGCTTGCAAATCGTTGTTGACAACAACTTCGCCGCAAAGACAATGGTCATTTTCAACAGCAACGCATACGAAATTTACCGCCAAGACCGTGGCCTGCTTTCGGTTGAGAACCCCAGCACCATTTCACGCACCATGTCAATGTTCGGTTACGCCGCAACCTTTGCTGCTAACTCAAGCATGATTCGCAAGATCACCCAGGCTTAGTCGAAAGGCGGTTAGCCGCCCATGGCTGTTTATCAAGTCATATTCCACCAGCGTTTAGACGATTACGCTGTGGTTCAAACATTGACAGAACCCGAACTAAATTTGGGCTTACCGTTCACGCTTGCTGGTTTAGGCCACAGTTTGAACGGTACGCACAATGTTTACGCAATACCCGAATACTTGTTTACGGGCGTAACCAGTACTGGTGATCTGACATTTGATTACAACTACCCAATACCAAATCAAGTGTTGTTTTATGACGCAGGCGACAACCTTGACCGCTCAGCTGCAATACCGCAAGGCACCCTGACTTACACGGAAACTTGCACTTGGGTGACCGGCACACAAATAGGCACCTGGCTAGGCATTGCTTTAGCTGGTGTTGACGAAACTGCTTTCTTAGCCCAATGTGCCTCGAGCGCCAACAACTTCATATTTCGTAGACGTCAAGAGTCAGGTTACACGGACTCTTTGACTACGGCCCCCAGCGGTGACGTAGAGCTGGCGACAATCATGATGGGCGGAAGTATTTACCGTCAACGTGGCGCTATAGACCAATTCGCAAGTTTTAGCGATATGGGCAACGCCACCGTGTCTGGGCTGTCGCCGTTAATCAAACAACTGGCTGGTATCCCACGGCCTGCGGTTGCGTAATGACTGTCTACACCGACCTGTTCAATGAGTCGATAGACGACCTGGCAACAACCCTTGCAACAATTACAGGTTTACGAGTTGTATTTGACCCTGAAAAGATCAACCCACCGTGCGTGTTTATTGACGCACCTAGTTTTGATTGCTTCAACTACAACATCGTTACCATGAATTTTTCGGTAAAAGTGGTGACACTAGGGCCAGGCAATTTGGACGGCTTACGCAACGTTTTAAGCATGTGTGCGTCGGTCCTAGCAAAGAATGTCGCCGTAAAGTCTGGGCGCCCTGGGTATATCCCGATTGGTGGCCAGACTTTTGCCGCATATGACCTATCCATAGACGTACAAGCACAAGCAGGGTGAACATGAAATACACAATAATTAGCGAAAGAATCGGAACAGTAGGCGCAGAGTTTGTGCCTGGTGCCGGTACAAACATTGAAGCGTTACTAGCTCACGGGTTCATTGAATCTGACGAACCAGCCAGCGACAAGCCCACCCCAAAATCTGCTAAAACTAAAGCACAAACGAAAAAGGATTAACCCATGGCTACTTCGACATACCTTTCTAACCCAGGCGTTCAGGTCAACAGCGTTTCGTTGACTGACCAATGCACCAGCGCCACGGTCACCAACATGGCCGAAGCCTTAGAATCAACAGCCTTTGGCAGCACCAGCCGTGTGTTCGTTTCGGGTTTGTTCAATCAAGAAATTACCCTTGACCTATACATGAGCTATGCGGCCAGCGAAACCTACGCAACTTTGGCAGCTCTAGTTGGCACCACTACCACCGTAAAGGTTTCTAACACTGTTGCCGGTCTAACGACGCCTAGCGCCACCGAACCATGCTTTACCTTGACAGGTGCGTACCTTGAAGCCTTACCAGTCATTAACGCAACCATGGGCGAACTGTCAACTATCAGCATTACCTTTAAGGGTGGCGTTTTGACCACCGCCGTATCCTGATCTAGCAACCCCAACAGCAAAGGCCCGACATGCAACTAACACTTAGAGTCGACCAGGGCGAAGGCCCTGTAGAAGTAAGCACCAACCTTTTCACCATTGTTTCGTGGGAACGCAAATTTAAACGCAAAGCCAGCGACATGGCCAGCGGTATCGGCATT